TCGCGTACGACAAGGTTTATTATGACTTGTAATTTTGTAGAGCGTATTATTGATCCTCTACAATCAAGATGTCAAGTACTTAAAATTGTACCTCCAACTAAAAAAGATGTTGCTAAACATTTAAATTGGATATTACAACAAGAGTCTATTGAACACGATATAAACGATTTAGTACCTTTAGTTAATCAATACTACCCTGACTTACGTAAATGTATTAATACTATACAGTTATCTACACAAGATAACACATTAAAATTAGATAAATCAATATTAGTATCATCTAATTATATAGATAAAATAATTACAGCGTTATCAAATAAAGCAAAATTCAACGATATACGTCAAATTATTGCTGATTCTAATAATGATGATTTTGATGAATTATTTAGAGCATTATATGAAAGAGCATCTGAATATCTACCGGGTAAAGAAGGTACAGCAGCTATTTTAATAAATGAACACCAATACAAAGCAAATTTTAGAATTGATAAAGAAATAAATATTTCTTCTCTCTTACAACAAATATTAAATAATAAATAATAAATAATTATGCAACAGCAACAACAAGCCCCCCCAATTGATTTAAAAAACACAACTTCTATCGAAAATTTTGATGGAGGTGTTTTATTTACACAAGGAGTACTTCTTCGGACCGTTAGCAGATTTGTAATGGGCACGGATGAAGATGCACTTTTACCAATCCCAGTATTTTATGACGCCTCTTCTGGTAAGATTTTAGAATCATCTATTCCAAAAGAATTGAGGGAAGAATATAAAGATCATATCCTTTAATGAGCTCTATTTTTGATTGGTTAAGAGCAATTAATACTACTAAACCCCCAGTTGATTCTTTTACAGATAAAGACTGGGAGGTTTGGAATAGCTATATGATTCATAAATTTATTAGCATGAATCCTGATTATATAGAAATTGTAAATTATATACAAGATTTTCCTCCACAAGAAAAAAGAATGATATATTCTATTTACAAAGAATTTATCCCTAAAAATAATAAATGGAATAAATATATTAAATCCAAGGTAAAACAACCTAATAAAGATTTAATAAACCATATTAAAAATTATTTTGAATGTTCTAGTAGAGAAGCAAAAGAATATATAAATATATTGGATACTCTAAAGATAAATCGTATATTAACGGATATAGGATTAGATAAAAAAGAAATAAAACCATTATTAAAATGACAAAAGAATTATATACAATGTTAAAAACATCTGCAGAAGCAGATAAAGCAAAAGCCCTATTATCACTTGGATTGTTAGGTAATCAAGCAGTTGGTATCGGAGACCATTCAACAGAAGATTTTTATAAGAATGCTGAAGAAGCACTTGCACTTTTAGTTGATGCTGATGATAGATTATCAACATTAGAAAGGTACTTTGATTCCAAAGGACAAATTAATGGGTAGTTCAATAACTAAATACTACGAAATAATGAGTGATAGAGAAATTATGAATGCTAAATATCCAAATAAAAAAATCAAAGAATTTATGGATGATGAAACAAATCAAATCATAACTATTTTTGAAGAAGAATACCCAGAATTATCTAATGAGTTTCAAAACATACAAGATGAACAATATGAGTTATTTGCTAGAAAAATGATGGATTATGGTTTAAATAATGTTACATTAGGCGGGGATATCGTTAATAATAGCGATGACAAGAAGTTATCGTTAATTGGGTTGACTATTAGATTAACCGATAAAATCAACCGTTTAAGAAATTTAGTGGTAAGTGGAAAAAATTACGTTAAAGACGAAGGTATGGAAGACACATTTATTGATATTGCCAACTATGGTATTATAGGTTTACTGGTTGGCAGAAATAAGTGGAAGAAATAGTTTGGTAAGTTATAAAAGACATATTTTAAAAACTTTATCTTGGAGAATTGTAGGTACATTAGATACAATATTATTATCTGGACTTATTATTGGTTCTTGGAGTACTGGGTTAGCTATCGGAGGAATTGAAATATTTACTAAAATGTTTCTTTATTTTTTACATGAAAGGGTATGGTATAAATTTTCTAAATTTGGATTAAAAAAATAATATGGCTAAAAAAATACCTAAAATAGTAAAGGAAATCAGGCAAAACCCTCCACCACCTGTTAATTATGCATATCAAAAGAATATATCATATTCTCAGATGTCTATATTTAGGAATTGTGCTTATAGGTGGAAACTACAATATAAAGATAAGATAAAGAGATTTAACTCATCTATTCATACTGTATTTGGTACTGCAATTCATGAAGTAATGCAACATTATTTAGATGTAGCATATGATAAATCCTTTGCTCATGCAGATAGGGAAATTAATATTGAAGAGTTTTTTCAAGAGAAATTTATAGGTGAATACCAAAAACAATATAAAACCAATAATAATGAACATTTTTCTTCAGCTGAAGAAATGAGAGAGTTTTTTGAAGATGGGGTAGCTATATTAGAATGGTTTAAGAAAAAAAGAAGCAGATATTTTAGTAAAAAAGGTAACCATTTAGTAGGATGTGAAATTCCAATTGTAATTGCGCCAAATAAAATGTATAATAACGTATTATACATGGGGTATCTAGATGTTGTCATGTATAATGAAAAAACTGATACCTTTAAAATAATCGACATAAAAACCAGTACTAAAGGATGGAACCAATATGATAAGAAAAATGAAGATAAACATTTTCAGTTAATATTATATAAAAAATTCTTTTCTGAACAGTATGGGATTTCCTTAGATAAAATTGATATTGAGTTTTTTATTGTAAAAAGAAAAGTATTAGATTGGGATGATGAAAAAATAATGTCACCTCATCAAGCTTATAGGGTACAACAATTTTCACCCCCTAGTGGTAAAATAAAAATAAATAGAGCTAAAAATGCTATAAATGATTTTATAACAGAATGTTTTAGTCCAAATGGTAACATTAAAGAAACAAATTACCCCAAATCACCTTCAAAATGGAATTGTAGTTTTTGTCCTTTTGGAGAAGATAAAGAATTATGTGGAGCTAAACAACATTTTTTATAGATTGATACATACGTATAGACAAATATAACATTATTAAAATAAAGATTATGAGTAAGACAGAAAAAACACTTACTAGTGTTAAAATTCAAAGTGACTTATTTCAAGAGTTTAAAATTGAATGTGTAAAAAGAAAATTTTCATTTCAAAAACTTTCTGATAGAGCTATTTATCTGTATTTAACAGATGAGGATTTTAGAAAAAAAGTTACAAACCAAACAAATCTCGAACTATAAATTAAGTTAAATTTTATGAATAAAAGTTTTGAACATCTTCCTAAAGATAAAAGGAAGAAGATACTCTTAATATGTGATGATATTAGGGTACATAGTGGAGTAGCTACTGTAGCTAAAGAAATAATATCACACACCTGCCATCATTTTAATTGGGTACAAATTGCAGGAGCAATGAAACATCCAGAAGCGGGTAAAAAATTAGACATATCTGAAGCTACAAATGAAATGATGGGTATAAAAGATTCATCTGTAATGTTATATCCTACAAACGGGTATGGTGATTCTAGTATTTTAAGACAAATATTAAAAATAGAAAAACCCGATGCTATCATGTTATTTACAGACCCTAGATATTTTACATGGGTTTTTAATATGGAAATTGAAATTAGAAAAAAAATTCCAATTATCTACTTAAATATCTGGGATGATTATCCTGCTCCAATGTATAATAAACCTTACTATGAAGCTTGTGATTTATTAATGGGTATATCAAAACAAACAGTAAATATTAATAAAATAGTTTTAAAGGGTTATGAAGGAAATAGAATTTTTAAATATTTACCTCATGGTAAAGATCCTTTAAGTTTCTACCCAGTAGATAAAGATGATATAAACTATATAAATTTTAAAGATTTAATTTTTAAATCTAACAATCCCGAATTTGTGTTATTTTTTAATTCTAGAAATATTAGAAGAAAACAAACCCCAGATGCAATGTTAGCTTTTAGAAGTTTTTTAGATACTTTACCAAAAGAAAAAGCAAAAAAGTGTTTTATGATTATAAAATCTGAAATGGTTTCTGATGCTGGTACAGATTTAAGAGCTGTTAAAGAATATTTTTTCGATGAAGATTATAAAGATAACATTATTTTTATGGATCAAGTTTTATCTGAACAGCATCTAAATTTTTTATATAATATAGCAGATGCTCAAATATTACTTACTTCTAACGAGGGTTGGGGTTTAACTCTTACTGAAGCAATATTAGCAGGTACACCTATTATAGCTAATGTAACTGGTGGTATGCAAGATCAAATGAGATTTGTTGATGAAAACGGAGAGTGGTTTACACCTAGTCCTGAGATGCCTTCAAATCACAGAGGCACTTATAAAGAACATGGAGAATGGGCTTTCCCAGTTTATCCTGTTTCAAGATCACTTCAAGGTTCCCCATTAACTCCTTACATATTTGACGATAGATGTAAATGGGAAGATGCAGCGGATAGAATTAAAGAATGTTATAATTTAGGGAGGGAAGAATTAAAACGAAGAGGGTTAAAAGGTAGAGAATGGGCTTTAGGGGATGAAGCAGGTTTTACTTCTAAACACCAAGCAAATAGAATAATGGAAGCATTTAACGAATTATTTAGTACTTGGAAACCTAGAGAAAAATATAACATTTCAAATGCTACTGAATATAAAGGTAAATTTTTAACACATAAATTATATTATTAATGAGTAATAAACCAAGATTTGTAATATCATCACCTTTTGATACCTATTCAGGTTACGGGAGTCGTGCACGCGATATTATCAGAGCAATAATAGAATTAGATAAATATGAAGTTCAACTTCTCCCTCAAAAATGGGGAGACACTTCATGGGGTTTTTGTAGTGAACACCCTGAATGGGAGTTTTTATATAAACATATTGCCCCTCAAAATTGGAATCAATCTCAACCTGAAATTTGGATGCAAATTACTATACCAAATGAATTCCAACCTATAGGAAAATATAATATAGGATTAACTGCAGGTATTGAAGCCACAGCATGTAAAGGGGAATGGATAGAAGGATTAAATAGAATGGATATAAATTGGGTTTCTTCTAAGTTTTCAAAAGAAACCTTTGAAAGAATGTCCTACAATGTTCAAGATAAAAAAACAAAACAAATAACATCAATTTTAAAATTAAATAAACCTATTGAAGTTATATTTGAAGGGGTTGATTTAGGAACATATAAACCAATTAAACCATCAGAAATAAAAAATATTAGTTTAGAATGTATTAAAGAATCTTTTTGTTATTTATTTGTAGGACATTGGATGCAGGGTGCTCATGGTCATGATAGAAAAAATGTAGGAGTATTGGTAGAATCATTTTATAAGGCTTTTAAAGATAAACGAGGAGAAAAACCTGCTTTAATTTTAAAATCATCTACGGGAGTTGCTTCTTATATGAGTAGAGACGAAATTCTTAAAAAAATAAAAATTATAAAAGATTCAATTAAATCTACAAATTTACCTAATATATATGTTTTAAATGGAGAATTTGATGATTCTGAAATGAATGAATTATATAATCATCCCAAAATAAAATCAATGGTTAATTTTACTAAGGGAGAAGGATTTGGAAGACCTTTATTAGAATTTAGTACAACAGGAAAACCAATAATAGCTTCAGGATGGAGTGGTCATACAGATTTTTTAAATCCCCAATATACTAATTTAATATCTGGGGAATTAGAAAAAGTACATTCTACAGCAGCTAACAATTGGTTAATTGAAGAAGCTCAATGGTTTAAAATTAATTCTCAAAGTGCTATAAAATCACTTAAAGATACTTATAAACATTATAAGGAATATTCAAAAGGATCTAAGAAACAAAAATATCATGTTAAAGAAAACTTTAGTTGGGAAAAAATGAAAAACTTAGTAGGAGACATTTTAGATAAAAATTTACCTGATTTTCCTGAGCAAATAAAATTAAAATTACCTAAGTTAGAGAAAATAAAATAAAATGTATATGAATTTTTGGCATCACTTCCGCACCTACCACATATGTATAATAAAATAATATTATGGTAGTATATTTGGTAGAAAATCTAATGAATGGGAAAAAGTATGTTGGTATGGATTCCAACAACAATCCTAGATACTTTGGGAGTGGGACTCTTATATTAAAGGCACTCAAAAAATATGGAAGGGCAAATTTTAAAAAAACCATTTTAGAACACTGCTCTTCCATAAAAGAGATGGAAAAAAGAGAAACTTGGTGGATAAATTACTTTAATGCTTTGAATAGAAAAGACTTTTATAATTTAGAGGATAATAGAAAAAATGGTGTTAGTCC